CAAATATTGGGGATCACCAGACACAATGTCTTTGGAGTGCTCCTTTAGAAAATTGTGCAGCAAAGCAGCGGAAACTGCTTTCTGCGAACGAACTGAATCCATCACTGTTTGGTACAACCCAGCCCTCAGCTGCCACTGAAGGTTGTCGTCCACAATAGTCACCAGATCTCCGTCTTTGCGGACGTACTCTGGGGCCTTTCGTCTGCCGACAAAATGACATGAGGCGAACACTGTTCTGAACTCGAAACTGTCTAGCGCGCACACCACATTTGGCTGAAGAAACACTACTTGGTGAGTGCTGCTTCCTTGCCTGTGGCGTTCGATAGCATAGACGAAAGCCAGTCCTCCAGCGCTGAAAACGACGTAGTCTGTGTCACCATAATCCCATATCTTGTGCGTGTACACATTGCCACCGTCGACGTTGTATCTAACAGTGGCTTCCTTGGTCACGGGGTCGTAGGTAGTGTTCCAACTGCTTTCAGCAGTGTGGCCGACCTCCGTGCCGGGATTAAATGTGTACAGCACCATAGGCTTAAAGTGGGCTGCCAGCTGATGCATGTCGATGTAATAGTCAACATCTATCAGCAAAAAGGCAGTCTTGTCACAAACCTCATCATTCCGCTCTGGATAACCGAAGTCTCTAGCAGAAAAGTGTCCATGATATCCAGAAATGGGATAACCTCGGTGGTCTTTTGATCTCAACGTGCGACGGCTGGTCGAAATGTCGTAGGGCTCATAACGCTTTCTTGACAACAATCGAACAGCTTGCAGGTGAACGCCCCGGCGCTCGGCGGCCAGGGTTGGATGTCCATGCAAAGTTTTGTCGTGGCACGGAGCAGACTCACTTTTGTCTACCCATTCCTTCCTCATGAAATGTCGGAAATGCTCTTCGTGCAAGTCGCTTACACAAAGCAGCGGTTGGAAAGTCATTCTCCTCCAAAAGACTTCCAGCCACAATCCGAACAAGTGCATATGGTAACGTCCTGCCGAGACCATACCGCTTCTGCTGGGCCAACCAATGACTTCACGTACAGGGCGTCCGTAAGTAGTCAAAGCGATCCAACAATAAGCAAGCCACAGTCCCGTCCACACTATGAGCACGGTCAGACCAACCATTCGGGCAAACAAATGCACAGGCCCTTCAGAGGGCAAGGTTACCGGTCCCAACGCGTCCACTTTAACAACCTGGTTTGCACCGACAGCCGTGACCAACATCCACCAATTCCCAGCAATTGCTAAGAGAATGTAGATGATAGCCGAGGCCAATCTAGTAGCAGCCTCAACATGAGTTGGGGCTAACCAGACTTGTTCAAAGGGCGTCACCATGTCGGTGAACAAGCTCAAAAATGCGAACAGTGCACCGATGCTAGGCAACAAGTCGACCATACCGAACACACACCAAAGCACATCGCCAAAATACTCAGTTGGAGACAAACAGTCCCGCTGGAGAGCTTTTAAGATGCGATAGAGTTTGGGGCACAGGTAATAGCCGACCCAAAGCACATAGCAAAGGGCAAGAGCCAACGTCCAAACAAAGTTCAAATCGTAGCAGTGTAGGTCAGGTCCTAGTGCCGTCCCGTTAGGGCACACTGGCCTTTTCGATCCTACTTGTGCAGCATAACGAACAGCGCTGAAGCACGGGACGAAGCTTGCCAAAGCTTGACAAGTCCGGCTCGTGATCCAGGGGCCGTTGTTTAATGCGACAGCTGCACTAATCATCTTACTGTATATGTAGTAAGTTTGTTCTTTACTAAGAGTGGATTCTACAAAAGAGATTGTAGTCTTCAATTAGCCAAGAACACTTCACAACGTAACGTCGTTGCAAATGAAACGTGACCTCCACGGCGGCCAAACCCAACACAATCGATT